TTCCCAACTAAAATACTTATGGATAAATTTAATGCCCCTGAAAAACTTGTTTACTCGGCTATACGGCGTGATTATGATAATGGATTAATTGAATTTGGAGTATCACTAAGATCAGGCTGGCTAACTAATAAAGGTGTTGAATTACTTAGAGACAATCAAAGAATGATAATGCAATGAGCCTATTTACAGAAGACATATTCAACGTGCTGCAAACGAACCGTCCCGTATCTATCATCCGGGCAGGTGATGGGGAAAAGATCGTGCTGGAATCAAACAAAGGATTACCTGAATACCAGCTATGTATCAAGTCGGTTATGGAGCGGCAGATGGGTTATGAGCCAACAATGGGAGATGTGTCAAAGATCCGGGAAAACCTGGTTACTGCTTACGGCGCTGCGGATATAGTAGGATTACCCGCACAAAAGAACCTTGCCGATTTAAACAGCCATTGGCGTAATGTTGAAAAAGTTGTTAAGCCGTTGTGCAATACAACAAAGTTCACATCAACAGATGTAGCTTATGATATGCTTTACAACGGTATGCTTGATAAATGGCTTGCCGGAAAGAAAACGATTGTGTATATCGGATGCCGGGATATTGATGAAGGATTGCGCAGGAGATACGGAACCGTAACCATTAACAGCTACATCATTGCCCCGGAAGCTAAGTTTACCAGTGGTTACGAAGGCAGAAGGCACTACCCGGAAATGTTTAACGAAATGGAATGGTGGCTGGACGCTGCTAAATGTGCAGGGAACCCTTGTTTAGTTGGTGCCGGTGTTATTGGTAAGATATACTGCAACTGGATGAGGGACCGTGGCGGTGTGGCCTTTGATATTGGTGCCGTTATGGATCTGTGGGCAGGGTTCAGTACCAGGGGGCCGGGCAGGGGTTTGGATGCTAAGGATGAAACTTATAAGTTATGATGTACGAGTACAAATGTATTGCTATTGGTCAAATGGAATCATGTGATGAATTAAATAACCATTATTCACAGGGATGGGAATTTGTAAATGCTACAGCAAGCCGCCCCGGATCAGGAATAGATTACGTTTATTTTACTATTCGTAGAAAAATATGTGTTGCATGAACATCTACTCCGCCATAGAACCAACGCAAGTGCTGCATATCATCAACCGTAAACGTGATATTGAGCCCGGCCGTAAAGACTTGGTTGAGGCCGACCAGTTTATTCAGGTTGCAACGATAAAGCAGCCACAAGGAAAGAAGTTTAACCCGCACCGGCATATCATGTACCCCCGGCACGAAGTGTATATCACGCAAGAGTCATGGGTTGTTATATCCGGGTTGGTTAAGGTAACGATGTACGATCTGGATAACTCAGTACTGCATGAAGATGTTTTAGAGCCCGGCGATTGCAGTATAACTTTGCAGGGCGGCCACAACTATGAGTTCCTTCAGGATGGTTTGGTGTATGAGTTTAAGACGGGGCCGTATTTGGGGGTAAACCATGATAAAATTATGATATGAAAATAATCGTCACCACATCCGATAATTACCATCACCTGCTCCCGGTATTCTTTTACCTGTACAACAAATATTGGGGCGAACCCTTTGAACTTGTTGGGCATAAGAAACCGGAATGCGAATTACCGGATAACTGTACATGGGTATCAACGGGAGAGCAGCAAGGCCCTAAAGAATGGAGTACACAATTACGTCCTTATTTTGAGCAGCAGCCGGATTGGTTTGTTTGGATGATGGAGGACACGTTTATAAAAGAGATGGTAAAGTTTACCAACTACGTTGCTGAGTTGCCAATGGGTAAGCTATGTCTAACCGATGACGTTAGTAAGCGTGAACATACCAATAACGGAACTTACTTAACCGCTCACCCCGAATCAAGGTACCGCCTATCAACGCAGCCATCAATCTGGAATAAACAATATCTGCTGCAATACCTGAAGCCACACATGACACCATGGGATTTTGAAACGCAAGATCCAAAGAATGACGGCTGGGATATTATTGGGTTTGTTTATCCTCCAGTAAAACACAACGAAGGCGTGCGCCGATTCGATATACATAAACTTAATATTGACGGCATGTGCCAGGAAGATGTTGACCATATAAAAACTATTGCGCCGTGGATGACAAAATAAAATTGCACATTGGGTGCGGATCACGTAACTGGCCCGGCTGGATTAATATTGACAGACAGAACTTGCCGCACATAAAACATCACAGCGTTACAAAGCTGCCATTCAAAGACGCAACTGTAAGCCTGATATACAGCAGCCATCTTATCGCATACTTTGACCAAAAAGAAATAATACCAATCCTAAAGGAATGGAATAGGGTGCTGAAGGTAGGCGGCACGCTCAGAATATCAACCCCCGACTGGCAGGTTATGCGTAAATTCGATAAGCCATTATTAGGCCCCATATTTGGCAAGATGAGCGAACCGCCGATATACCATAAAACAATTTATGATATTGATAGCCTTACAGACGTTTTGCTTGCCGCAGGTTTTTACAAGATACGCAGGTACGACCACACTAAAAACGAGCATGATGATCACAGTGCGGCATATCACGAAGGCAGGCTTATTTCACTAAACATTGAATGTACCGCATGAGATGGATGATAAAAGATAAGCAGCTTAAAGATTACCTGCAGGCGTGTAAGAACGCAGACCTGTCAAATATTGAAAACAATGGGATATTGATGAACATGTTTAACACGTCGCAGAACTACCGGGCGCACATGGATCGGATAGGGGGGTATTTCGGGCCGCTGGATGGTATGCGCATTTGCGAGATCGGCGGTGGTTACGGCGGCCAGTGTAAGATGATATGTGAAAGGTATAAGCCTGGATGTTATCATATCATTGATCTGCCAGAAGTATGTGAGTTACAGCGTAGGTATTGCGACGCAGAATGTTACACTGAGCCAACGGGCCAGGAATACGACCTTGTAATAAGCAACTATGCACTTAGTGAAATTATCGACAATAAGCCGTATATTGATGGCGTGTTGCGCAAGTCAAAGCATGGGTATATTGCGTGTAATACAGACTTTGTGCAGTTAGATTGGCCGCATGTCAAGAGGCCAGATATTGAAGGTGAACGAAAAGAAAATTATATATTGGTATGGTAAAAAATAAAGTAACAATAAGGGTTGAAAAAAGAGTATCGATTCCTGAGTATGGATATGTTGAATGGCCGCAACCCGACTGGTCAACCGTAGCAGAGTTTGAACGCCGAATAGCCGAGTTCTTTGGCGCACCATACGCCGTTGCGGTGGATAGCTGTACCGCAGGCATTGAACTTGTTTTAAGGTACAAAAATTTTAGTTATTTAAAATGCCCCAAAAGAACATACCTGTCAATACCAATGTTGGCAAATAAATTAAACATTCCTTTGGTATGGGATGATAATAAATGGAGTGAAAGATATTTTTTATCATGTGGTGTACAAGATGCAGCAACATTTTGGCAGCGTGTCGGTTATACACATGGATTCATGTGCCTATCCTTCCAATACCAAAAGCACCTTAGTTTAGGCCGTGGCGGCATGATACTGTGCCCGGATGAAGCAAGCTACAACCAACTAAAGAAGATGTCATACGATGGCAGGTTGCCGGGTATTCCGTGGCGGGAACAGGATATTGACACAATAGGGTACCATTACTACATGACCCCGGAAACCGCTGCGCTTGGGCTGCAGAAATTACCTGATGCCATTGCAACGCAACCGAGGATATGGAGTCATAAAGATTACCCGGATTTAACACAGATGAAAATATTTAAGAAATGACAGACAAAGAAAAAGAAGAGTTATACAAAGAACTTGAAAGTATAATAAACCAAGGTTGCAATATTGATGATGATGGGGATTTAGAAATTGATTTGGCTATACATTCTGTTGTCCACTTTATAGAAACTAATTTTACACGTAATGAGCCAAAGTAAAATGACATCAGCGCAGACCTTCGCTATACATAACAGTATCGGTAGAATACCCCAGTCTCCTAATGGCAAAATAGCATTCATCACCGGCATTTCCGGGCAGGACGGGGCAAACTTATCTGAATACCTTATCGGCTTGGGTTATGAAGTACACGGCATTATGCGCCGGCATTCTTACTCAGAGGCGCAGGATATGCGGATAAAGAACCTGCCGGTAAAAACATATTACGGCGATCTGCTTGACACCGGTGGGCTTGAAAGGCTGTTGAAGCAGATACAACCCGATGAGATATACAACTTAGCTGCACAGTCGCATGTAAGGGTATCGTTTGAGATACCGCAGTTCACGGCGCAGGTTAATGCTATTGGGGTGCTGAACATTTTAGATGCTTATAAAAACGCCTGCCCAGGCGCTAAGTTTTACCAGGCCAGCAGCAGCGAGATGTTCGGAAGTTCGGTTGATGCTGATGGATACCAAAGAGAAACTACGCCAATGCTGCCGGTGTCCCCCTACGGTTGTGCAAAGCTGATGGCATACCACTTTGTGCGTACATACCGGGCCGCTTATGGCCTGCACTGCAGCAACGGGATACTGTTCAACCATTCCGGCGTACACCGTGGATCTGCATTCGTTGAGCAGAAGATATGCAAGGCGGCGGTGCGGATAAAGCTGGGGTTACAGAAATCGCTTGAGCTCGGCAACCTATCTGCTTGCCGGGATATTGGCAACAGTAAAGATTACGTTCGGGCCATGCACCTGATACTGCAACAGGAGAAGCCGCAGGACCTTGTTGTGGCTACTGGTAATACTTGGAGCGTGGGTGATATAGTACGGTATGTGTACCGGCAACTCGATATTGATGTACCGGTTGAAGTAAACGGCCAGCACTTCAGGCCGCAGGAACTTCAGTATCTTAAAGGCGATAGTAGCAAGATACGATCACTTGGCTGGAAGCCTGAATACACTACCGAACAGACCCTTGACGAAATGATTGCTTACTGGATGCGGCATTACAATGCGCTGGCCGATACTTCACCCCATTTGCAGACAAGATGAAAGTATGTTACACGGCATTGTTCGGAGATCACGATGACCTGAAAGAACCTGCTATCATTACACCGGGCTGGAGATATATTTGCTTCACAGATCAACCGGTAATATCTAAAGTGTGGGAGATAATACCAACGGATGTTATAGACACTCCACGCAGAACTGCCCGGTGGTTTAAGATAATGGGGTGGATAGATTGGCAGTATAGTATGTGGGTTGACGCATCGTTTACTATAACATGCGATCTGAACGAATGGTGGGCCAAAAGGTTTGTATCGCCCTTCAGCGCAGCAAGGCACCCGCTAAGAACAAGCATATACGCCGAAGCAAGGGCCTGTATTGCTAACGGCAGAGATCCGGAAAAAAAGGTAGAGAAACAATGGCTTAGGTATCAGTCTTTGGGATTTCCAGACCACCAGGGGATAATAACCAGCGGCATCTTACTGCGTGAAAACACACCGGAATGTATTCAGCTACATGAAGCGTGGTGGCGTGAATTATCAGAACAATCAGACCGTGACCAGTTGGCGTTTGCTTTCGTATCTTTGGGTAGTAAATTGGTAACAACATACCAATGGGATTACGGAAGCCGGATGCAGAAAGATTTTTTATATACTAAACATAAGGGGCAATGATAACACACCACACCGATCTGCTTAACGCATTGATTGAAAAGTATAATCTTGTACAGGCATATCTTGAAATTGGTATAAATAATCCAGATGCTAACTTTAATAAAATTAATGCCTTGTATAAAATAGGCGTTGACCCGTGCTTAACAACACAGCGAATTGACAACGGTATATTAATAGGTAAAACAAGCGATGATTATTTTAACACAGAATTGGGACCATTCGACCTCGTCTTCATCGACGGCCTGCATCACGCCGACCAGGTAAAACGTGATTTTGAAAACTCCTTGCGTTGCCTATCTGATAACGGCTTTATTGTTATTCACGATGTGTTGCCGGAGAACGAGGAGGGAACGATTGTACCACGCCAAACGAAACGGTGGTGGGGTGATGTTTATAAGTGGGCGATGACGATAGGGCAGTACACCGAAATACAATATAAAACATTTAATATTGATAACGGGTGCATGTTGGTATGGCGTTGTCCAAAAAGGCTTTCAAACCCAGCATCATTGCAATACCCTATGACTTGGGGCAACTATCTGTTGCACGGCCGCACCCTTATGAATGTCACCGATGAAGTCAACATCTAAACGCATACAGCCGCAGCCTGGTTACCAGGAAATGGCTTTGATGTCAAAGGCTGATATTGTGATTGGTGGTGGTGCGGCTGGAGTAGGTAAGACTTTCACGCTACTTCTTGATCCTTTGTACGATATATCTAACCCAAAGTTCGGCGGGGTAATATTCCGCCGGACTTCCCCGCAGATACGATCACAAGGCGGCCTGTGGGATACTTCTTTTGAACTGTACCCGTTCTGCAAAGCAACCCCAAAGGAAACTACATTAGAGTGGTTGTTCCCGTCTGGTGCCACCATGAAATTCAGCCATCTGGAATATGAGAAAAACATCTACGATTGGCAAGGCGCACAGATCCCGTTTATAGGGTTTGATGAATTACCGCACTTCAGCGAAAAGATGTTTTTTTACCTGCTCAGTCGTAACAGGTCTACATGCGGGGTAAAGCCACGTGTACGGGCCACCTGTAACCCTGATCCGGATTCTTGGGTTGCTGCGCTTATTGAATGGTGGATAGATCCGGATACCGGGCTGCCGATACCAGAACGTAACGGCGTACTTCGTTACTTCATAAAGTACGGCGATGCGTATATATGGGGTGATAGTTACGAAGATGTAGTGGCAAAGGCGGCACACATACTGGAGCCATTATTGGAAAAATCCGGCCTGCAGGCAAGCGACTTTATCAAGTCTATAACCTTTATTTCAGGCAGCATTTACGATAACAAAATACTTACAGAATCGAACCCTGAGTACCTGGGAAACCTGTTAAGCCAGGACGAACAAACAAGGGTGCAGTTGCTTGACGGTAACTGGAAAATGCAAATAAGTGATAATGATGTGTATAATTATTATAGTTTTGCAGGTGTATTCGATAACGTACGTGAGGTTGAAAGCCGTGGTACATACATAACGGCCGATATTGCAATGAAGGGTAGTAACAAGTTTGTGGTTTGCCTTTGGCGTGGTTTTGAGTTGGTTGATATTGAGATAATGAGTAAGTCTGATGGCAAGCAGGTTATAGATATGATCAGCGAGGTGGCTAAGTTCTGGAATGTACAAAATCGTTATATTTGTTATGACAGCGATGGCGTTGGTAACTATATCGATGGATTTATAAGGGGCGCACAACCATTTAGCGGAGGGTTGCCACCACTTGAAGCGCTGGATAAAGCGAGTGGAGTAGTGCAAAAAGAAAACTACTTCAACTTAAAGACGCAGTGCTATTATAAATCCGGTGCCAGGGTGGAAAGGGGTGAAGTAAAAATATCGCAGCATGTAGCCAGCAAGATGTACGAAGATAAGATGACGGTGAGGCAAAGGTTCATGCACGAGCGGAAGGCAATAAAGCGGGATAAGGTAGATCACGATGGTAAATTGAGAATACTGCCTAAAGAACAGATGAAGGTTATATTGGGCGGAGATAGCCCGGATCTTATGGATGCCTTTATGATGAGGGAATATTTTGAACTAAAACCGGTTAGGGTATTTTCAGCCGCAAAATATTAAACTATGTTAGACATTTTCGGGATAAAAAAACTCAAAGCACAGAACCAGCAACTTGCCAACGCTGTGCAATATCTCCAGACATTCAACCGGGCAAAATCAATAGAACAAATCCGAACAATGATATTCCCTAACTGGCAATCAGTTAAGGAAATTGAGGCTTATATAATCTTCGATGATGTTTATTCTGTGGTATCGAGATTAGCAACATCTTCCGCACAGGTTGACTTGGTTTGTTACAATGATACCACAAACGAAGAACTCCCGCCTACTGATCCGATGTGCAAATACATCAAAACGCTTACGCTGGGAGAAAAAGAGATAATGTACATCTGGCTGTATCTCACCGGGGAGGTTTTTATGTTTAAGGATCGTGTACAGTTTGGCCCGGATAAAACGAAATTGAAAACCCCGTTCATGCACCCGTCGTTTATGACGGTCATTTTAAGTGATGTGTTCCCTAACCCTATTATAGGTTACAGATACCAGGACACACAAACAACTTTTACGCTGAATGCCGATGAGGTTATTTATGCAAAATATTTTAACCCAACTACCCGGTATAACGAACGCCACCGGGGCATGTCTCCAATCAAAGCGCTGGCACAGAGGCTAACAAGGCTGCAGGCCAATATGAGTGCGTCGGTATCACAGATGCAGAACGGAGGCGTGCCATCTATTGTGTACGATAAATCGGTGGGTGTTGAACAGCGGTACGGTTCTGGTGGTGTTGCACAGAATAATGAAGTAACGATATCCGGGCAGCATAAAGATAATTTCGCCCGGTTCCTTCGTAACCCGGAAAACAAAGGAGCGCCGTACTTTACGGACGGGGAAATGGGTGTACTACCATTAGGATTATCGCTTGTAGAAATGGATGCGCTTGTTATGGGAGATGTTGACTTTGATAAGATATGTAACGCATACAGCATATCTTCTGTGTTATTCAACAATAAAAAAGCGTCTACTGAAAGCAACGTAAAGGAGATGCGCAAAGACATGTACACAAACGCAATCATTCCTAATGTGATGCGTATGTGCCATGCAATAACCCGTGGTACCGTAGATGTTTTTGGCGAAAACAAATGCTGCAAACCTGATATAAGCAAGATACCGGAACTTCAACAGGATCTTAAATCAAAGGCTGACGGATGGGCTGCATTGCCTGCTATTGTGATAAACGAGATGCGTGTCGCTATGGGTGAAGACGAGTTGACAGATCCGATAGCCGATGCGCTGATAATAAAAACAGGGTATCAACTTGCTGAAGACTTAACGATGTCAGTTGAGCCAATACCAAACACCGGAAATGACTACACAGGAAATTAAAATAATGGTTCATAACGCTATCCCGCTTGATCCAACATGCGAGGTTGCACGAAAAGCGCAGATAGCTGCCAGGGCTGCTGCCAGGGCGCTGATTGAAGAACTTATCCGTGAGGGTCAGCTAAAGCCTTACGAACCACGCACTCAGTTAAAGAATGACACCTACTGAACAACATCAATTCTGGTTGAAATTCCACAGATTTCAGATGCGTTATGAATTGATGTATGCGCCACGAATAAATAAAGCTCTTAAGGCGCAGGTACAGCAGTATATTAACAACAAAGATTTGATTTACGTTCGATCTGGCGGTTTATACGTTGTTCTGAATGATCTATACAAAACAACGGGTTCGGCCTGGGCATACAATACCCGCAAGCCGGTTAAAGCAGGGCAGATGGGATTTAGTGAACGTATTGTATCACTTATGCAGCAGTACTTCGGATTTAATCTGCTTAATGATGCTGAAGGTATCACACAAACAACCATAAGACTGATTGGCGAGGTATTATCTGAAGCCGCTATTGAGGGGTGGTCGTTCGATGAGATTGTATCGAAACTGGAGGCACCGGACTTCACAGCAACAAGGGCCAGACTTATAGCCCGTACCGAAACAGTTAACGCCGCAAACGCCGGTAGTATGTTGAATCTAAAATTATCCGGTGCTACAAAGAAAATATGGATATCCGCCAGGGATAGCCGGGTAAGGCCACACCACAAAGAGGTTAACCAGGTGATAATTCCGATAGGCGATAAGTTTAATGTTGGTGGTCAGTTAATGGATCACCCAGGCGATAAAGCAGGCGGCGCAAATGAATGTTGCAACTGCAGGTGTGCGGTTGCCGGAATTGTTTAAGTTATCAATCCTCTTCTAAGGTATGTTGCTACTAATTGCATTGAAGTAGAACAATTACACATCTTCCTGAGTATAAAAATTTTCTTTCGTAAGGCGTCTACGGACATTTGAAAGTGTGTTGCAATTTCCTTTGCAGTATACCCGTCAGCCATCATTTTTACCATTTCGGCGTTAGTCATAGTATAAATTTATACAGTTATTTTGATATGGCAAAATGTTGCCTGTGTTAATGTATAATTTTACGGGTGATGAGCCACCTGTATCTATATAAAGCCGGTCATATTGCAGCATCCATAAAAGATGTTGATGGTAAAAAAGGGATTGTGACCGGGTATTTTTCAGCCTTCAATAACGTAGATTCGGATGGAGATATTATCCGTAAAGGTGCATTTGCAAAATCAATCCAGGAATGGGGGCCGCAATCTTCAACCCCACGTATCAAACATTTGATGAAC